AAACAGTTGGATCTGGACGATCAATATCCAAATAGTCACTTGTTAGCAGTGTTACAGTTGTTGGGATAGTACCAGTTACAACGTCTGTTGTTCCGTCACCCATAAAACGTGCATCACCAAAGATGATACCGTTTTCAGTAGTATTATCTGTTTTATCAATTAACACCCATTTTGCTTCACTGTCTACAGTTTCACGTCTGTACAATGCTGGATAGTTTTCCAAATCACTTGTGTCAATCCACAAGTCACCATTTACTAGTACAGTCTCATCACTCTGTGTTGTTGGTTCTGTAGTGCTAAAAATTACACCATCTGGACTTGTATTTCCTAGTGCAAATCCACGAGTATCAGTTATGTTTTGATAGCCCTGCCATGTTGTTCCATTGTGAATCATAATGTCTGCTTCAAATCCACCTGCATACCAATATGTAAGGTCTGATGGGTTTGCACCTGGTGCACTTTTTGCTGCAGTATATGTGTCTGCAATCCAGTTACTAAGGATAAGATCACTGCTATTACCTGCACGAACCTGCTTAGTAGTAATTGCTGTGCTAATACCTGCATCTGCTAGTGGAGTACCAGTTGTGTCTTTGAGTACAATCACACCACCTAGTGCATGTGCAATTTGCAAATAGCCGCCACTAGTAACACTTGCACTTACATTAGCAACGTTTGCACCGTTGATGTCACTTGCAATGTCTGCAATACCTGTGCCACTTACTACAACTGTTACTGCTGTTGTAAGTGTTGTACTGTTTGCTGCACTTGCACTTATTGTAAATTCGTTACTTGCAGTAAGTGGTGCTGTCGCATTTACTGTGCCTGTAACTTGTAGTGCACCTGCGCTGTAACGTTTGAACAATTTGTAAGTCACTGTATCATTCTCAGTTACATCATACTGTACATAGAAACTGCCTGCTGTAATAGCACTGCCACCGCCTGTGTCCATGTTCTTAAGTGCAGTCTGATCGTTTGTATATGCTGATGCAGTACTACCAATAAATGAGCCTGTCGCAGTATCATAGGTACTTACATCTGCTAGGAAACCACTGTTACTTGCTGTTGTCTTAACCCATACACTACCTGCTGGACGAGGTGTTGTGTCTGTTGACTTCCATGCTGGTACTGTGTAATGTGGATCCTGTGCAATAAGAGGTCTTGCATATGTGCCTGCTGTTAGTCCAGTTACAGTTAGGATTGTTCCACTTGCATTTGCAAGAATAATTTTTCCATCTGCAACACTACCATTTGATTCTGCAAGGTTTGTTGCATAAATTTCAATCTTTCCGTCAACTGCGGCTGCAGTAACACCATCAATACTTGCACTGTTAATACTAGTTGCAAGAGCTGCTACAGTTGTTCCACTTAGTGTAACTGTTGCTGTGTTAATAGTAATCGTGTTACCATTTACAAGAGTGCCGTTTGCTACTGTACCAGCAATTGTTGGATGTGCAACCATCCATGTACTGCTTCCTACTAGTACCCAAGCATTACTACGATTTTTGTAGTACACAGGATTACTAGTATTTGTAGCAACCAGTGCATAATCGCCTATTGCGCCAATTGATGTTTTGGGAACACCACCAGTTAACTCTGTGGTGCTTGTAAGTACTGTTGGAACTTTGTTAGTAAACACGCCTGTGCTTTGATTCCATTCAAAAATACCCCAGCGTGTATCTGTACTCATATCCCACCAAACTGTACCGTTTGTTGGATTACCCAGTGGACGGCTTGTACTACTTGCTAGTTGTGCAAGGTCAATGTCTGCACGGGTAACATACGCTCTGTTGCTAACACCAAGTAAACTGTATGCAGCCAACAAGCCATATTCATTAAGTTCGTAACCGTTAATTGGTGTACCACTTGCTGTGTTGTAAAATGTTGGATTACCAAAGGTTGCTGTAAGTTCTCTCTGACTTCCAATTAAAAATGTCTTACCAGCATTTGCTGCGGTTGTTCCTGCCGCTGTGCCTGTGCCAGTGCCACTTGTTTTATCTTGTGCAGTTGCAACAACAATCGCTGCTACTGTTCCTGCTGCTGATGGAGCATAGTTACTTTCGTCTATGACTGTAACTTCTACGCCTGGTGATATTAGTGCCATGTTTTTCTTCCTCAATTAAGGTATTATAATTCGTTATAACTATTTATAAGAACACCTTAAAAACACCCTTATTTGACAAATCCCTTTAAAGGTATGGGTAAATAAGCACATGAAACGCCCTATTTGTGACGCATGTGGACAACGTCCTAGAGCAATAAACTACTATAAGGATAAGCAACCTTATTTTAGAAAGAAATGTGAACAGTGTTTGAAATTACACAAACCTGTTAAGCCATTATGGGTTGACAGTGGATACAAAGTCAAGAGAAATTGCGAGGCATGTGGATTCAAACCTAGCATAAGAAGTCAAGTTACTGTGTTTTATATTGATGGTAATTTAAATAACGTGGCTAATCGCAACTTAAAAACAGTTTGTTTAAACTGTAATGCTGAACTTATTAATACGGGATGGTCCCGAGGAGATCTAACACCCGATATCTAAGATCATCCAATGAACTTTCATTGTAGATAATTTCATCAAATCTGTCATTGGTGTTTGCCCACTTCCATTCACTTGGATGAATATCCTCATCTGCCATAAAATTGCTTCCAGTTTGTGTATCCAAAACTGCTTTACTCCACCACTCTGGATTGTCGCCACGTTTGGTCCACCAAATCTCACCGCCTATATCACGGATCATGTTTATTTCATTTTCAAAACGCACATCAGGAATCACATAGTTTCCTGGATTTTCCAGTATAGTTTTTTTAAGTAGGCTTACCCAGACTCCGTCATCAAAGCCATTACGCATGCAATCAGTACCAAATAACTGAAGCACCAAACGAGGAGTGACTTCCATTTTCGTTTCATTACTCCAAAAGTCGTCACGCTGTTCTCTCCATTCTCTGGATTCATCTGTGTCTCCTTCAAGCATTGCACGATCCCAACCAAAGATAGTACTAACACCATCTTTAAGTTTATCAGCAAAACTTACTTTTTTAAATCCTTGATCTACTAGGATATCAGCAACAGTGCCTTTACCGGATCCTATTAGACCGCAAATTCCAATAATCATACTTTTGACCTCGTATTATATCTAATGTTTCTGTGAATTCATAAAATTCAGTGTTGTCAATAAATGTATCTTGTAGTTGTTGGTTTAGTTCAGTTAATACTTGTATACAGTTTTTATAATCTTCTTGTCTTTTACTATTGTTCAGTTTAACTATACAATCAGTGACTATGGTTGTCAATCTTTTTCTTGTGTCTTGTGGAAGAACGCAGGGATGTAAATGTTTTGGAGTTGTGCAGATATACATATCAGCACTGTAGGCATCTTGTTCATGTGCAATAATGTAGTCTACTAAAGTTTCAAGATAGGGAACACTGTATGCGCTAAGAACAGTATTGAACATAACACTACATTTTAAACCCAAAATCTTTTGTATGTTTTCATCCACTGTGTTCCAATCTGTACCATAGCGAATATATTCTGCAGGTTCTCCCACTGCATCTATACTTAGTGTTATGTGTAAATTAGGAAATCTTTTAGCATAGGATAAAAACTTAGCGTCTATCATACTTGCATTTGTAGTGACAAGCAACTGTGTTTCTGGATTGCAAACATCTAGTATATCATAAAATTGTTTGATGTAAGTTGGCTCTCCTCCAGTAAACATTAGTTTCTTTACAGTGGGTAGCATCTGTTGTACGTCTTGACTTATTTGATTGCTATGTTCAACATAGTTCTTGTCAAGTTCATAACCGTAAAACTTCTTTAGTTTATGCACTTTTGCTTCTTTTGCAATACGACTGCTAAAAATAGGCTCGCAACTTCTACATGCAAAATTACATTTATTACTTAATCGTACATCCAAGTATTCAACACTTGCAATGTTAGGCATTGCGTATTCTTGTAAACTACGCTGTCTTAAACTTAGTTGATTGTTTTCTTCTTTGTACTGACAACTAGAACATCCACTGGGCCATGTACCATTTTCAAGTTCAGTCCTAACACTGGCTAGTTCAGCACTGTTCCAATATTCATTGGGTGTCATACTACTATGTTCTGTAAATTCACAGCACGGCTTCGTAAAGTTTTGACCAATGAATTGGTGCATGTAAGGCAATGGGCATTTTATCATTTACTAACCGATAATGAATGAAAGTGGGTCACTACCGTCAACATAGTTGCGTAGTTCTTCATCGAGTTTGTCTATTTCAACTTGTGCTTCTGCTTTAAGTGCGTCACCGTTAAGACTTGTACCGCCCTGTGGTCCTGCAATTGTGCTAAACTTTGAACGTGCTTCGCCTAGTGTATACTTTGCAAGTGCTAATGCGTAATCTTGTACCCATGGTCCAGCATGTCTGTCTTGTAGCAGTCTTGCTTCTGGACGTAGGTTGTAAGTCCATAACACAATTTGTTCACCGCTATTAGTAAACTTTCGTAACACTGTAATCTTTTTAGTTACAGGATTGAACTCAAAGTTTACAAAGCCGCCAAACAGTCTAGCACTTAGTTCTTGATACTGATAGTACATTTCATATGTTGCCATACCACCAATACGCCCACTTTGTAGCAGGTAAGTATTTTGAAATGCTGCTTCAAATGGTTCAAACTGTGTGCCTGTGTCAGTACTACCACTGCCAACACTGCGTCGATATACTTGACGAACTTCTTCAATCTCGTCTGGTAGTGTATATTCTTGTTGTTCTTTTACAATACTTAAGAATACATAAGAACTTTCATAAGCATTTTGACTGCGCTGACGAAAACGTTTTACTGCTTTGTCTATGCTATTGTCATAGTGTTCTGGATCAAGTTCAACATCCACCATACCATCGCCCAAGCGATAGCGAATGTAATCAGTTGTGTCTGCTCTTAGTGATTCTAGCGTTGCCATAGTGTATTCCTTCTATACACTATTTATTACTTTACTGCCTTAAGGATCACAGTGTCGGCATTAAAGCGTCCGTTCATCTTTGTTTCAACACCCTTGATATCATCTAAGAATTTGCGTAACTGCACTTTGCCACTCTTGTTAAACTCTGCTAGTTGCTGTTCTGGCTTGCGCAATGTTTTTGCTATACTTTGCTTTGCATCGAAGAACTGCAGTGTAGTGCCTTTGACTTGTAGTGTTGCGTGTTCTTCTGCAACATACTTGCCAATCTTGCGTGTCTTTACATTAAACACCCAAACTTCACTAGCATCAATAATATCCACAGGATTTATGCTGGCTACTTTATACTTTTCGTCGGTTACGCAATACTTCATTTTTGCAACCAACTTGTCAGCACTCTTAGGCTTTGCTGCTCGTGTCTTACGAGTTGCTTTGCTTTCTGCTGTAATAAGATCACAAGCACCAAGGATACCACCAAACAGTGTTACTGCACGTTTGATTGCGGCTTTGTCCAAGTGTGCATATGCTTCTCGCAAATCCTCTTCCTGTTCACGAGCAGGTTGCTGTAGCATAACATACTCTGCATACACCCCTTCATAAAAAGCACGGATATGCCTAGCATGTGCTTGATTCACATTCAGTTTACGGAACAGTTTAACAGGATCAAGTCCCTTAAAGGTATTAGGGTTGTCAATAAAGTCGTCAACTACTTCCTCAATCTCAGCAATAATGTTGCCACTTGCTTCCTTGATACGCTCTTGGATGCTAGGAACGTAAACGTTCTTAGGCTTTGTTGCTTCTACTGCTTTGACTTCTTCAACAATAGACTCCCCTTTTTCTGCAAGAGCACCAAATCTACCTGACATCCAATTGTGACTGTCCTCAGGAATTTGATCTGCCTTATCATTATTCATGTAATGACAGTAACAAGCAATATGACTAAATGCCATACTAGCATCACTATTTTTCAGAATGTATGTTGCAGTCTTTTTATCGTAAAACTTTTTTACATACTGTCTGATAATAGGAACATATTCCTTCTTATCTACATCAAAGTGAAAGAAGTCCTTGGCAACTTTGTAGTTGTCCAGAGGGGCGGCGCCGGCGCCAGTAGTTTTACGGCGAGCCTTGGCTGCTTTTTTACGCTTGACTGGTTTACCTTTAAGAGCGGTTAATGCCATCGTTCATAAACTCCATTTCCATTTGTGCTTCAAAGTTAGTTATCTCAAGTGATTTAAGTCGTATCACTTTGTCCAATAACTCGATTGTTTTTTCTTTTTCAACACCTGTACTTACTGCATTTCTTACAATAGTAAGTGTTTCAATATCATTTAATATTTCGTTCATTACACAACCTTTCCGTTAGCAATGATAGAGGACAACATCAAGCGAACCTGCTTCAAGCGGCTCTCTAACTTGCGAATGACTTTAGCATTATTAGTAGTAGCAACTTCTTGCATAATAAATGCAGGAAGCAAGCGCAACTGTCTATCAACAACTGTTTGCTGATCTTCTGCGCTAAGTGCTACAACGAAATCTTTAAACTTTGTGTTACTAACCATAATGTATCTCTCCTCAACATCAACTTACTATATTAATATAGCACCTTTTGAGAATGTGTCAACCTTTTTTGAGAGATATTTTGTAACTTCCTGGATTATTTGCGTTTGTCCATGCTATAATGTGGGGATGTTGGGCACACCAACTCCGAAACTCATGCATAATAGCACCTTGCCCTGTAATAACAACCACAGTGCGTTGCTTATTATAGTATGCATCTGTTATCCTACTGTTAAATAGGTTCCAAGCAGAGTGTACATTATGTCCATGTAGATCTAGTTTCATTGCGGTTATTTATAAGCGATAAATACTACACAATAAGGAATAAAGATGCCAAGAATTTCACTATGGAAAGATGGTGCTCACACCAACGATTATCGCTTCTTCGACAGACGAATGAAGGAGATGTTTACCATTGGCGGCACTGGAATAAATGTACACAAGTACTTAGGTGTTGCAAGTCAAGGTGGAAGTGATCCTAGTCAACCTAATCAAACTGAGCCTGATCCACTGGGCATACAAGACTTCTTATTTTTAGAGAACAGAGACAGAGTATACGACCAAGACATCTATAGTTTGCGTGGTATATACAGTGTAAGCGATACAGACTTTGACTTATCACAGTTTGGGTTGTTTTTAGCAAACGATACGCTGTTTATTACATTGCATGAGAATGATATGCTAAACAACCTTGGTCGCAAACTTATGGCAGGTGATGTCATTGAATTGCCACACTTAACAGACTTTAGCGCACTTGACGAAAGTGTTGAACTAAGCCTTAAACGCTACTATGTAGTACAAGAAGGCAGTCGCCCAAGTGAAGGATTTAGCCCAAGTTGGTGGAGTCATTTGTGGCGTGTTAAGTGTACGCCACTGGTAGATGCACAAGAATACAACGATATTTTAAATGTATTGCAAGAAGATAGTGACGGCAACACAACTGATAATACACTTCGTGACTTGCTTAGTACATACAACAAAGAATTAGAGATCACTAACAAAGTTGTTGCTGCAGCAGAAGCAGAAGTTCCAGAGAGTGGATATGATACAAGCAAGTATTACATTGTTCCTACTGATCCTGTAACAGGTGCACCACTGGAGTCCAAGGGCGTTAATGCTGACGACACCGCACAAAATGCAGACAGTACTGATGCAAGTGCAGATGCCCGTCGCATTACTCCTCAAAATAGCAATGCTTACAGTGGTTATTTGGTAGGTGATGGACTTGCTCCTAACGGAGAAAATGTTTCTATGGGCACTAGTTTCCCAGGTGATGCACAAGAGGGTGATTTTGCCTTGCGTGTAGACTTCCTGCCTAATAGACTGTTTAGATACAATGGAAATCGTTGGATTAAAGTGGAAGATGATGTACGCAGTGGACTAACACCAGGCTCAGGCACAGCACAACGAGATCAATTTATTAATAACACTGGCACATTTACTGCAGATGATAACACTCCAGCAACAAGTAGACAATCACTCAGTGATGCACTTAAACCTAGGGAAGACTAATGCCTCAACAATTTTTTTATGATCAACAAATTAGACGATTCTTGTTGCAGTATATCCGTGCATTTAGTAACTTTCAAGTAGAGTATGGCAAAGACCGTGACGGAAATACTACGCTTATCACAGTGCCTGTAAAGTACGGTGATAGTACTCGTATGGTAAGCAGCATTGTTCGTGAAAACAGTGAAAATAAAATTATTCCTACTCCAATGATTAGTTGCTATATTACAGGATTAGAATACAATCCAGAGCGTAGACAGGATCCTACATTTGTTGATAAGAAACATATTCGTATGCGTAAGTTTGATCCTAATACAAATAGTTATAACACGCAACAGGGCAATGCATTTACTGTGGAGCGATTAATGCCTGTTCCGTATACATTGCAAATGAGTACAGATGTTTGGACAAGTAACACAAATCAAAAACTACAACTAATGGAACAGATATTGGTATTGTTTAATCCAGCATTGGAAATACAAAGCACTGATAATTATTTAGATTGGACAAGTTTAAGTTATATAGAATTACAGAATGTTCAATTCAGTAGCAGAAGTGTTCCAGTAGGCGTAGATGACCAGATTGATATTGCTACTCTTAACTTTACTGTACCTATCTATCTTACTGCACCTGCAAAAGTTAAAAAACTTGGCGTTATTAATAGAATTGTTGCTAGTATCTACGATGAGAGTGGCAGTATAAGTGATGGTGTTATAGATAATAACTTGTTACTGGGTGATAGAATGAAATTTACACCTATGAACTTTGGCATTATTGTATTAGGCAATACTATACAAATATTGGATAGAAATGAAAGCACTACAAACAAAATAGATTATTCACCGCTTAACGATCCTCCTACAAAGATAGGTACAGACGACACTAGTTGGGCTGCACTGATTAATCAATATGGCGCACTAACTGCTGGCATTAGTCAACTAAGATTAGAACAAGGTGCTGCAGAAATTACAGGTACCATTGCTTTTCATCCTAGCGATCCTCATAAACTATTATGGACAGTTGACACAGATACTATTCCAACAAATGATATTCCTGCAGTTACAAAGATTATTAATCCTTTGCGCAGTGCACCTGGAGCAGGGCTTCCAGCAAGTGCGCAAGGGCAACGTTATCTTATATTAAATGATATAGGAGATTCTGATAACACAGATGGTGCGGATGCATGGAAAGATACAAGTGACGGTGATCTTGTAGCCAGTGCAAATGATATTATAGAGTATTCAGGCACCGGATGGCAAGTATCATTTGACAGTAGTGCCGATTCGGGTGTACACTATATGACTAATACTAACACAGGAATTCAATACAAGTGGACTGGAACAGAGTGGATCAAGTCTTATGAAGGCGAATATCAAGCAGGCGATTGGAACATCGTCATTTAACAGCGGTGTTGGCGCACTGTTTTTAAGCAAAACAAGTTCACGTTATCTTTTTGTACTTCGCAATGGCGCCAGGTATGATAGCATGTGGGCATTTGTTGGCGGCAAGGTTGAACCTACTGAGTCTGAATATGATGCACTACAACGTGAGATTCTTGAAGAAATAGGATTTACTCCCAATATTCTAAAAACTATCCCAGTAGAAAAGTTTACCAATACAAAAAATAACTTTACCTATAGCACATATGTCTGTGTTGTAGAGGAAGAATTTATACCCAAACTAAACAACGAACACAAAGGATATGCTTGGAGTAAACTAGATAGTTGGCCCAAGCCTCTACATCCTGGTGTGTTTACCACTTTTCAAATTGATGAAATTGTTGAAAAAATTAAAACTATTCAAAGTCTAATGTGCAATGGCACCTAGTCCTGCTAGGTTATAATATTGTAATATTGTTATTTCCTTGACATTAGAACACCACTGATATTCTTCGGGCATTAATCCTATGTCATTTGTGACATAATAAAATTCAACATCACTATATGTTTGGAATATTTTAGTGTTCTCTAGTGCAAACTTTGCGTTTGCACTTTCCATATTTGTTTTTTTATATGCAATATGCTCGCCTATGTAAATATTATCCAACGGATCACTATAGCATGTCATGCCAACCATAAACACTTGTTTATGTCCATCTGCACATGCAAGACGTAGAGCTAAATTACCTGCACTACCTGTATACATTTTAGGATACAAATGAAAACTGCCTGTATTTGCAAGTATATTTTTTACATTGCTGTACACAATGTTATCTTCGCTATAACCACTAGCAGCAATATCTGTGCAAATATCTTTGTTAAAAGCAATCAAAAATGTAGGGGCGAAATCTTTGTATAGCAAATTACATCCATAACTTTGGCCTACACTACGCACACCTCTTGCGCCGCCCACTTGCCCTTTAAGCGTTCTTAAATCAAATTTATGTCTA